GGATGTTTACCGACCTCGCGCGTGGCATCGAAGCAATGCGCGAACGCCCGAAGATGAGGTCGCACTAGATGACGACGCGCCGTGAATGCCCGTCGTCACCTCTCCGCCGCATGGGTCGGAACCGGGCGCGGGCGGTCCGGAGTTCAACGCGGCCGGTGGAGCCATGCGGCGCCCCCCCCTCCCCGGCCGCATCGCCTTGTGCAAATTCCATAGGAAGGATTCATCATGCGCGGTCTGCGCGAAATCCTGGCGCGGCAGCAGAGCATCCGCGACGAACTCCGGTCTATCCATGACAGCGCGGGCGCTGACGGCAACCTGGCCGACAACGCCCAGGCGCGCTGGGCTGAGCTAGAGGGCGAGCTTGCCGGGCTGCGCGCTGCGGAGACGCGGCAAGCGCTGATTGACGACGCCGACCGTCGCAGCGCCGGGACGCCGATCGGCGGCACGGGCGACCGTCACCTTGACCAGGAGATGCGGTCGTTCAGCCTTGTGCGCGCCATCGCCGCCGCCTCCGGGCTGGACGTCGACGCCGGCAGAGAGCGGGAAATCAGCGCCGAGGTCGCCCGCCGATCGGGGCGGCAGTTCCAAGGTCTGGCGGTTCCGTTGGCGATCTTTCAGCAGCCCGTCGAACAGCGCGTGATGACGACGACGCTCCCCGGTGGCGGGCCGGCCGGCAATTTGATCGGGACCGATTTTCGCGGCGATATGTTCGTCGACCTGCTGCGATCGTCGCTGGCGGTGCGGCGCCTGGGCGCGCGATTCCTGAACGACCTTCGCGGCAACGTCGACATTCCGCGACAGAAGGGTTCAGCGACGGCGCAATGGGTCGCCGAGAACAGCCCGCTTTCGCTGTCTGATCTGTCGTTCGACAAGGTGTCGCTGTCTCCCCGACATTGCGGCGCGGTCACGGAGATTTCGCGTAATCTACTGTTGCAATCGAGCCCGGACATCGAGGCGATTGTTCGGAGCGATTTCGCCGCGGTTCTGGCCGAGGCGTTGGACCGCGCCGCGATCGCTGGCAGCGGGACAGGCGCGACGCCGCGCGGCATTCTGTCGACGCCCGGGATCGGCACCGTCGCCATGGGCGCGAACGGCGGGGCGTTGACCTATTCGGCAATTGCCGACCTTGTCGGCGCGGTGGCGGACGCCAATGCCGAGGGCGGCGCATCGCTGGGCTTTGCGAGCAATACCCGGGTTCGTCGCAGCGTGGCGAAGATGCTGGCAACCGACAACCGGCCGCTAGGTGAGGACGTCGTCTTCCAAGGGCTGCCGCGTGTCTTCGTCAATACCGTGCCGTCGAACCTGTCGAAAGGCACCGCGAATGGAACGCTGTCGGCGATTATTTACGGGCAATGGAGCGACCTTCTGATCGGCGTCTGGGATGCGTTCGATTTGCTCGTGAATCCATATGCACAGGATGCCTACCTCAAAGGCAACGTGCAGGTCCGCGGTTTGATGAGCTGCGACATCGCGGTTCGTCATCCGGAAAGTTTTGCCGCAATCGTCGACGCGGTGGCGTAGCCATGGGCACGGCCGCAGCAGGCTCCTTCACGGCGGTCGGCGCTGGCGCGGCCGTCGTTGTGCAAGGATCGTTCGGCTTCGCCTTGTGGGGAAGCTTCGTCGCAACCGTCACGCTGGAAAGGCAATCGCCGGACGGCACGGCGTGGATTCCGCTGTCCGTCGACAACCACGGCACGCCGAATGCTTTCACGGTGCCGGTGGCGCTGATTATCGAGGAACCGGCCGGCGGTGTGGCATATCGCGTCCGCTGTTCGTCCTGGACAAGCGGCGTTGCCTCATGGGCGTTCGACCTATGACCGGCGCGGCGCGGTATCCGAACGGGCTAGAGGTCCGGGCGGCGGTCGAGGTCCGCACCGCTGGGCGCCGGCTGGAAGGCATGGCAGCGGTGTTCAACACTCCGGCGACGCTCCCCGGCGGCGTGGTCGAGAGCATCCGGCCAGGCGCGTTCCGCGCGTCGTTGGCGGCCGGTGCCGACATCTTGGCGCTGGTCGACCATGATCCGGCGCGGCTGCTGGCGCGCACGCGCTCCGGCACGCTGCGGCTGCGCGAGGATGCGCTGGGCTTGGCTTTTGAACTCGACCTGCCGGAGACGTCCCTAGGCCGCGATGTGTTGGCGTTGGCGGAGCGGCGCGACCTGGGCGGGATGTCCTTCGGCTTCCGGGTCCGGGATGAGGCATGGCCGGCGCGGGATAAGCGCGAATTGCGCGTAGTGGAGTTGGTCGAGGTCAGCGTGGTCCAGGCGCATCCGGCCTATCCCTCGACCGTCATCCATGCCCGCTCTGCTGCGGCGATGCTGGGTGGGGCAGCGCTCCGGCGGCGCCGGCTGGCGGTGCTGTAATGGGCGTGCTGTCGACCATGCGGGCGCTGCTGGGCCGGGAGCCGGTGGAGCGGCGCGACGCATCCTTCCCGCTGTCGTCGCCTGGGCTGGCGGCGCTATGGGGGCTGCATCCGCATGGCGCGACGGTCAGCGCCCAGGCGGCGGAGAATCTTGCCTCGATCGCCTCCGCGGTCGGCGCGATATCCTCCGCGCTCGCAAGCCTACAGCCGATCAGCTATCGCCGCGACGGCACCGGCCGCAGCGAGTTGCCGGGGGCGCATTGGCTGGCCCGGCTGCTGCGCCAGCCGGCGCCGCGCATGTCCTGGCCGGATTGGATCGAGGTCCAGGTTGCCGCCGTGTTGTTGAGCGGCAACGCCCTGGCCGTGATCGAGGCGGACGCGGGCGGGCGCATCACCGCCTTGCATCCTGTCGCCTGGGGCAGCGTCAGCATGTGGCGGCTGCCGTCCGGGCGCATCGCCTATGACGTGACCGACACGCCCGGCACCTGGGGGCGGGCCGGTGCGGTGCATCGCTTCCTCGAATCCGAGGTTTGGCATTTGCGGGACCGCTGCGACCCCGGCGAACTCGCCGCACGCCCGCGGCTGGTCAGGGCTGCCGGCGCGGTGCGCAACGCGGTGGCGCTGCAAGATATGGCGGCGAGCGTATGGGACAATGCGGCGCGGATTTCGGGCTATGTCGCAGCACCGCAGCCGATCCCCAAGCCGCAGCGCGACGAAGCCCAGGCGTGGCTAGATAGCTTCAAGGGCGCGCGGGCAGCCGGCGGGACGCCGATCCTGCCGAACGGGTGGAAGTGGGAATCTGTCCAGATTGACGCGGAAAGCTTGCAGACAATCGAGAGCCGCAAGTTCAGCGTGATCGAGGTCGCGCGCATCTTCAATGTGCCCCCGCCGCTGCTACAAAGTTACGAAAACAATACGTTTACGAACGCCGCCCAGGCGTCGCTTTGGTTCGGGCAATTTACCCTTGGCCCATGGGCGCGGAAGATCGAGGCGGCGTTGCAAATCGCAATCGTCGGCGCGCAATCCGATCTGTCGGTCGAACTCGACCTGTCGTCGCTGCTGCGCGGATCGCACGCCGAGCGGTGGCAGGCAAACGAGATTGCAATTCGCACGGGCGTGCTGTCGCCGGATGAGGTCCGCGCCCAGGAAGGCTGGGGACCGCGGCGCGCGGATCAGCAGCAGCAGCAGGAAAACGGCAATGTCGGATAACGCCGGGATCGAGCTAGTCGAATGGAAAGAGATGCAGCGGAACACACTGCGCGGCTTCGCCACGGTGCGGCTACGCAGCGGGCTGACCATCCGGGATTGCGGCGTGCATACCGCAAATGGAAAAGCCTGGGCATCGTTGCCGAGCAAGCCGATTGTCGACCGCGACGGGCAGGCGCAGCGCGACCAGTCGACCGGCAAAATTCGGTATGTGCCCATCGTCGAATGGCAGTCGCGCGACGTCGCCAATCGGTTCAGCGCCGCCGTGGTCGAGGCGGTCGAGGCGCGGTATCCGGGCGCGGTGCATCGCTGAATCAGCCCGACATTGCAAATCGACATACCGGGCGCTGTCGACGAACGCCATTGGCGACGGCCCGAGTCTGCCGCTAGGCTGACCAGCCGCAGTTCGTGCCCTGGGGGCAGAATTGCAAAAGCGCCACCCCCCGAAGCTTGGCGGCGAAGGGGATGGCGCTCTGTGCAACATGAACCGTCGTGGCCGACGGATGGAAACTGACGGGTGTTATATTATAACAGTCCGCCTGATCCCATCATAAAAAGGGTGGGATCGTCCGCCCTGAATCTAGGCCACGCTGGTTCGCAGCGCAAGGAAGCGCGCGAATGGACGCCGAATTTGATGCCGATCGGCATCCCGTTGCTGATTCCACTGCATCGGTCGGTTCCGACGTCGGTTTAGGTGCCGGTTCTGGTGCCGATCAGCAGCCTGTTTCCCTGGCGGACCTGGCACGGCTCCCGCGCTGGGTAGCCTGGCGGAACGAATGGCGGAAGCGGGCGGGAGAGGAAGGGCCGGGTCAGCTATCCAAAATCCCCTACTCGCCCAAGGGGAGCCGGAAGGCGGAGGCTGACAATCCCGAGACCTGGGGCGATCGGGCGGAGGCGGAGGCACGGCGGGACCGTCTAGACAAGCCGGAGGGCGGCGGGGTCGGGATCGAACTCGGCGCGATCGAGGGCGACCCGCTGGCGCTGGCGGGCATCGACCTGGACTCCTGCCGCAATGGAGAGTCGGGGGCGCTAGAGCCATGGGCGGCCGAAGTGATCGACCGCTTCGCCAGCTATGCTGAGGTCAGCCCAAGCGGCGAAGGCGTGAAGATCTTTTTTCGCTTCACGGCCGATGATCTTCCGACGCTGCGCAAGGCGATGGGCAAAACGCAGCAGCACGGCAGGACGTGGAAGCGCGGCAAGGGCAAGCATCCGCCGGCAATCGAGCTTCACCTGGGCAACCGCTATTTCACTGTCACGGAAAAGCATCTGCCCGAGACGCCGCGGGACCTGCGAGCGGTCGACACCGCGACGCTGCTATGGCTGATCAAGGAAGCCGGCCCAGCCTTTGTCGAGGAACGCAAGCCGGCAACGCCGGAGGACTTCGGCGACAGCCTGTTGCAGCGGTTGCGGCAGAAGATGGCGCGTAGCCCGAAGCTGGCAACGCGATGGGAAGGCGGGACCGACGGGCTAAAGGACAGCAGCCGCAGCGGCATGGATATGTCCATGATGTCGCTGTTGAAGCGGGCCGGCTTCACCTTGGAGGAATGCAAATCGCTGCTGATCCGCTGGCCGCACGGCGCCGGGGCGGAGCGGGCGGGCGATGCCCGATATTTCGACCGCATGTGGACGGCGACGGGTCTCGGCGGCGATACCACCAATGCCGACCAGCCCTGGGCGGGCGAACTCGACATTGCCGAAGGCGGGCGCCCAGCCGCGACGGAAGACAATGTGCGGACGGTGCTGGAAACCGACACCCGCTGGGCTGGCGTGCTGGGGTTCGACGAATTCGCGTCGACGATGGTGTTTTGCCAGCCGCCGCCGTGGATCAAGGGCGACCGGCGGGAAGGCTGGAAGCCGCGGCCCATCCTCGAACACGACTGCATCGAAATCGCCATGTGGATGCAGCGTGAAACCCGCATGATGCTGACCGTGCCGAAGGCGATCAACGCCATCGTCGCCGTATGCCGGGCGCATTCCTTCCATCCGGTGCGCGAGTATCTCGACGGGCTGCAATGGGACGGCACGCCGCGCATCCGCCGATGGCTGGCCGACTATGTCGGTGCTGAAGACAACACCTATCACAGCGAGGTCGGCGCCCGATGGTTGATCGGCGCAACGGCGCGCATCTATCGGCCAGGCTGCAAGATGGACACCGCCCTTGTCCTGGAAGGGCCGCAGGCGTTGCGGAAGTCGACGGCGGCGGCGGTGCTGGCCGGCGCATGGTTCACCGACACGCCGCAGGACCTGGGCACGAAGGATGCCATGGAGGAATTGCAGGGCGTCTGGATCATCGAACTGGCGGAGCTAACCGCGCTGGGGAAGGCCGGCACCGATCGGATCAAAGCCTTCCTTTCCTCCGGCACCGACCGTTTCCGCCCATCCTATGGGCGGACAGTCCAGGCACATCCCCGGCAATGCGCCTTCATCGGCACGGTCAACCCCGAGGGTGGATACCTGAAAGACCCGACCGGCGGGCGGCGGTTTTGGGCGGTGCGGTGCGGCGCCCGGATCGACGTCGACGCGCTGCGCCGGGACCGCGACCAGCTATGGGCGGAGGCGGCGCACGCCTTCAAAGCCGGTCAGCCATGGTGGCTGGATTCGGTGGCGCTGGAAGTCCTGGCGGTCGAGCAGCAGGAAGAGCGGTTCGCCGAGGACGCCCGAGACCCCCTGATTGCCCGATGGATCGCGGGGAAGCGGAGCGTCAGCGTCGGCGAGGTCATCGCCGGGGCGTTCGGCATCATCGACCCCGGCAAGTGGGATCAGCGAGCACAGAACCTCGTGGCCCGGCATCTGATCCGGCACGGATGGACCCGCAAACGGACCGGAGGGCGAGCCGATCGGGAATGGCGCTACTTCCCGCCGGACGAACTGGGCGAGAGCGTGTCCCCCTTCGCCCCCCCTACCGGGACACCTACCGGGACACCGGAAAGCCTTGGTTTACCTAGCGGTGTCCCAGTGTCCCAGTGTCCCAGTATGGGTCTCATACATAAGGCCAGAGAGTGGATTGGCGGAGGTGCTGACTCATTCCGAGATCGAGCCCCCCCCAACCCCTGCGGACCATCTACTGCTGATAAGTTTGGAGAGGTGCTTTCGACTGGGACACCGGGACACGCCTCCCCTTGCACCCGATTGGGTTGCAGCGGGCGCTGGGTAGAAACCCAGCAAGATCAACGCATTTGCCGGTGCCGCGACCCCCATTGCATGAGGGATGGGCTGGTTGTCCGCGTGTCCCAGTGCCCGGCGTGACCCAGTAGGAGGACACCGTGCCGACTCTCTCCGCGCACCAACTCGCCGCCCAGGCAACGCAGGTCGCGCGGCTGTCCGCCCCGGCCCGACTCTCGGCGGCGCAACAGCAGCCCCCCGCGACCCAGGCGGCGACGATCCAAGCCGAGCCCGGCCCGGCGCGGGTCCTGTCAGCCGCCCAGGCGATGCCGCCGGCCCAGCAGGTCGCCAAGCTGCACGCACCACGGCTGCGGGCTGCGGCTAGGCCGCGGCCGGAGGCGGTTCCGGCGGAGCCGAGGGAGTGAGGGCGGCGGAGGGCTAGCCCATCGTCCTTGAGCCAAGCTTTCTGGTGACGCCGTCGACCGAGCGGGCCGCTCGCGCCGCCAGAAGGCATTCCGTGTAGAGGTCGAGCAAATAGGCGCGGTCGACCCTCGACCATTCGGTAGCCTCGGATTCGTGGAGGGTTTTACCCTCCGCCGACATCACGTCCTGCATGAGGACATAGGCGACAGCCTCCGGCGTTCCGGAACTGCGAATAGGATCGGCCATGTTTGGCTCCTGGGTTGATGCCGAGGAGCATACATCAACACGAAGTTGCGAGCGGAAAATCTCTCCCACCTTCCGACCCGCGATCGGCCCTGGACAAACATTCTTCGCGGACGAAATGGAGCGTTTTGGTACGGCAGGCGCAAATGTAGGAAATTCCTACCTTGCCGCCTCGGAGCCGCCCATGCCTCGCCCCCGCAAACCGACCGAGGTCCTCGAAATCTCCGGCGCTTTCGCCGACAAGCCCGCCAGGCGCCGCCCCGCTGCTCCCCGGTCGCCGGAGCCGATCGGCGATCCTCCGGCCGGAATGGACCCGGCGGCGGCGGGCTGCTGGCGGGAGATCATCGCCGAGGCGCCGCCCGGCGTTCTGACTGGCGCTGACCGGCTGGTGGTCGAGATTGCCGCCGTCATGACCGCCAAGGTACGCCGGGGCGAGGCGACGGCCGGCGAGGCTGGCTTGATGCTCCGGGCGCTGACTGAATGCGGCATGACGCCCGCCAGCCGGTCGAAGGTGTCCGCGGCGACGCCGGAGAAGCCGGCGGATTCGACGCCCTGGGCGTTCCTGAAACGGAACTAGCGCGGCTGACCTGTCCCGGATAGCGTCCCGGTCAGTGTCCGGGACATGGGGGCGGGCGTGACGGACAGTGACCGGGACGTGCGATGGATGACCTACGCCGAGGCGGCGGCGGCGCTTGGGGTGAATCCTGAGAGCGTAGCGAAGCGAATGCGCCGCGGAGGCTGGGCCAGACGTCCCGGCAATGACGGCAAGCCGCGGGTCGCTGTCCCGGTCAATGTCCTGCCCGCACCGCCGGCTGTCCCGGTCGCTGTCCCGGTCAGTGTCCCGGACGTTGTCCCGGACAAAGCGGACGATACCAGCCCCTTAGCTGCTGTTCTTCGGGAACAGATAGAACGCGCCGAGGCGCGGGCGGAAGCCGCCCAGGCGGAGGCGGCGGCGCAGCGGTCCCGGGCCGATCGAGCGGAGGGTGAGGCGGTCGCCCTCCGGGAAGCGGCGGCCCGTGAGGCGGCAGCCCGGCAAGCCGCTGAGGCGCGGGCGCAGCGGGACGGATCGAGGGCCGACCAGGAAGCGGCGGCGCGACGGGCGGCGGAGGTCGAGCTAGCCGGCTGGACCTCCGGCGGGCCGCTGGCGCGGGCGTGGCGGGCGTTCCGGCGGGGGCGGGCGTGAGCGGCGGCAAGCGGGCGGTGCTGGTCGGACTCGACAAGGAGGTGGCCCGCCGGGTCGACCTGGGGGATGCGAAACCGCGGGTCATCATCTGGCGGCGCCGCATCTTCTGCGGCCCCTACTACGGGCAGTGGCCCGGCGAGGACCTGCCCTATTTCGAGTTTGAGCCGCTTATCCTCCGCGACGAGTAGGGCTGTCGCTGGCGATGCGCGGGACGGTGATGCGGACCTATACGGGGCTGATGGAAGGTTGAGAGATGAAATGGCTTCTTGTCTTCATGATCTTCGGAACATCACCGGTGCCGACGAATCTGGTTTTCGACACTCTCGATCAATGTCTAGCAGCCGAGGATGAAGTGAGAAGAAGCTACGGCACTGCGTTCAATAGGTGGCGGGATTGGGCTCGGGCCAATCCGACTGCTTCCAATTTCCCTGACAGCGAGCCGTTCCAGATGGGGCGTATCGGGCTTCGGAACCAAGGGGTTTGCATTCCCCATAATGCGCCTTAGGCCGCTGCCGCTCACCCGCGATAAACATCCATTCTCGCGGGTTAGCTGGGGCTGCCCCAATCAGCCTAATTGCTTGATAAAACTTCATTGTGACGGCTGCGCGGGGCGATTCACGTAACCGCCCCCCGGGGCATAGCGTCCCCGCGTGATCCAGGCGCCCGACCTTGCCGGCGATGAGCCGATTTCCCTGCTGCTGCGGCAGTTCACGCTGCCGGAGGCGGCGGCACTGTCCCGCGTGCCGCAGAAATCCGTCCGCAACTGGATCAGCCGCGACGTGCTGCGGATCGGCGAGCGGCATTCCTTCCTCGCCCGGTGGATGTTCAGCGTCCTCGACGTGATCCGGCTGCGGGTCATGCATGATCTGTGCATCAACCTGACCTTCAACCCGCGGGACGCCGCGCGCATCGCCGATCTGGTCGCCAACCTGGCGATGGATGAGACGAAGCGCGATGCCTCCGGCCGGCTGATCGACGGCGCCGATGGGGTCCGGCCGAACAAGAACGTCGTCGTCGCCTTCAATGGAGCCGGCGAGGCCGAAGTCTGCGTCGCCGACATCAAGACGCCGGGGAGCTACTACCCGCCGTTGTCGACCGGCGGCGATGATCCGCTGCGGCGGGCGCATGTCGTCGTCCCGGTGTCGACGCTGCTGAACGACGTCATCCTTCGCACCGCCGAGGTCGCGCGGCAGCATGTGCGGGCGGAGGCGCCGGTTCATGACTGACGATGACCCGGTTTCCCCGGTCGAGGTCGCGGCCGTGCTGGGCATGGACGAAGGCGATCTAGCCGGCTTCCTCGCCGGACCCTTCGCGCCCGACCTGCCGGATGGGCGGATGCGGCTGCGCGTGGCGCTGGGCGCGTTCATCCTGTCCAGCCTTGCGGCGCGCGAGGCAATGTCGCCGGGGCTGGGCGTCGCTATCGCGGTCGAGGCGGCGAACGGCGCGCGGATCGGCGGCGATGCGTCGCTGCTGGTCGCATGGCGCGGGCTAAAGCCGGCGACCTGCTGGATCAACGGCGATCCGGCGCGACCGCCAGTCGACCCCCTGGAAAGCCTGGGATCGCCGCTGCGGCAACCGCTTGTGGTGATCCCGGCCGATGGGATGTTTACCGACCTCGCGCGTGGCATCGAAGCAATGCGCGAACGCCCGAAGATGAGGTCGCACTAGATGACGACGCGCCGTGAATGCCCGTCGTCACCTCTCCGCCGCATGGGTCGGAACCGGGC